TTAGACGAGAATACTAATGTTATTCGTTGGTCGAGCGAAGAACTGCAAATTCCATACATCTCCCCGATGGATAATAGACCACACATGTATTATCCTGACTTTTTATTTGAAGTAAAAAAGGATTCTGTTGTTGAGACTTTAGTTGTTGAGATAAAACCAGACAAGCAAACAAAAGAACCAGTGCGTGGAAATAAAAGTAGTAAGACTTTCCTAACAGAAAGCCTACAATATCAGATAAATAAATCTAAGTGGGATTCTGCCAAACAATTCTGTTTGAAACAGGGGTGGAAGTTCATGGTTTTGACTGAAAACAACATATTCAAAGGAAAAACTTAATGACATCACCCCTATATTCCGGGACTCCCGGTGGAATCATGGAATACATTTCCCAACAAAAGGGAATACAACTTTCCACCAAATTCCGAGTATCAATTACCAGACCAAATACCACCCAATCCGTAGAATTTATGTGCGATATGGCACAAATTCCATCTCGCAAAATTAGAGCATATAATGATTTTATGTCGGGTGCTGCTGCTCCAATTGGTATTCCATATGGTATAGACTACAACAGCAATGTGTTTCAGTTTGTAACCGAAGAGTCTTGGGTAAGCAGAAAGTATTTTGAAGATTGGCAATCTGCTTTTTTTAAAGATTCCGATGGAAACTCAAATGAATACTTCAATAGAGTAGAGTTTTTGGAAAATGTAGCAGGAGATATATCAATCCAAGCACTATCTGTGGGTGGACCTGCTGGTAATCCTACAATAACTGCTTCGGTGGTTTTGAGTGATTGTATTCCATTGGAAGTTGTTCCAGTAAAATTCGATGAAAGTGCATTTAATACACCTGTTAGGTTTATGGTGAATATATTTTATGCAAGATCACACTGGTATTCTGTCTAATAAATAATTGTGAGGAAACTTAATTATGCTTAAAGAATTATTGATTGAAAAGACACCAAAATATACTGAAATTTTACCATGCAGTCAAAAACGAGTCACTTATAGACCATTTGTGGTTCGTGAAGAAAAGAATTTGATGATTGCGAAGGAAACTTCATCATTTGACAATCTTATGACTACTGTTCAAGAGGTAATAAACTCTTGCACCACTGGAATTCCAGAAGACGACTGCAAAACTCTTCCATTTTGTGATTTAGAGTACCTTTTTCTTAAGATAAGAGAAAAATCACTCGGAGAAGTAGTAGATTGTATCATCACATGCCCAGTCACAGGTGAAAGAATACCAATAAAGATAGATTTACAGAAAACAAAGATATCAAACAAGAAAATAAACAACAAAGTAAAACTTGATGCTTCAATTTCTGTAGTAATGCAACAACCAACCCTTGAAACTTACTTAAAACTGAATAAGTTTGAAATTAAGGAAGAAGAAGATGGCATTATTGAACTTTTGGCTCTTTGTGTCAAGGAAATACAGGCTGGAGATGAGACTTATTATGCAAAAGATGTACAAGAGCAAGAAATTACTCAATTCATCGAGTCTTTAACATCAAAGCAATTCAAAAGCCTACTGGGATTCTTAAAAGAAATACCAACAATCGAACAAAACATAGATTATGTCACCAGTGATGGGACAAAACGCAACCTAACCTTACGAGGATTTACCGATTTTTTAGAATTATTCTTGGTTATGCAGATTTAAGTGCGCTTTTTAAGATAAATTTCCAAATTTTCTTTGAACATAAAGTACCTTTAGATCAAGTTGAAAGAATGATACCGTGGGAAAGGAACCTTTTTGTTGATATGATGAGAAAGCACATAGATGATTTGAACGAAAAACTAGGTAACTAAGAAAAACTATGAAAACAACTCATCAAAAACAAATAAAAACCTTCCTAAAGAAAGAAGCAGAAAAAATCTATCTTCCATTTTTGAAATCATTTTCAAAAAGTGGGAAAGTTGCTCAGGTTTTTCAAAAAATGATTGATGTTTTGCCAACCATAAAGAAGGCAAAATCAAAAAATGAAGAATTAGATAAAAAAAATCTATCTCCAGTTCAACTTAATGAGACAACTCGCAAATTTAGTAACCCATTAGTTCTAAAAGCAAGTCAAACCGTTGTTAAACTACCACAAGTTGATAAAGAAAAACTTGTTTCGATGGTTAAAAACAAAGAAATAACCAATAAATTACAATCTTTTGGTAAAAACCAATATGTTTTAACTATTCCTGCATATGAAGATGGGAAAAATGTAAAAGATGCATTGAGTAATTTGATAAATGTGACATCTCCAAAACAAATGGCTCGTATAGAACAAGAAGCAGGAAATTCGGCTATAAAAGACACAAAAAGAAATTATGAAATAGCAAAAGCAGATGCTTTAGTTGCCGCTTCAAAATCAAATAATGAAATATCAAAATCAGAAGTTGAACCACCAAAATCAACTACTGCTAAGTTAGAAGAAAATGCAACTAAAGCAGGTGGTTCTTCTGGGGCAAAAATAACAGTTATAGGAGATAAAGCAAAAGAAGCATCTCTTGTTGGAGAAAAACAAGGAGAAGTAGAGGCAATAACAAAAACTGCTGTTCTTCCTGAAAAGAAAGTCGAAGATGCAGCAGAAGCAGCATCTGCGGTACAAGCAAACGCAGCAACTCCAGAAGAAGCAGGATCTGGAGCAAAACGAGGTGGAGAAGCATTAGCAGACATGGCTTCAACCGCACTATCGTTTGTGCCTGGTCTTGGAGCAGTCAGTGGTGCGCTAAAAGGTCTTAAGGGAATCGGTGCTGTTGGAAAAATGGCAGGTATGGCAAAAGGAATGGGTGGAGGTTCTCCCATATCTGCTATGACTAAGGGTGGAGGAGGACTTGGAGGAGCATTAGGAGCAGCAGCAGGAGGTGGTGGAGGTTTAGGTGGTGCTTTGGGAGCAGCAGCAGGAGGTGGTGGAGGTTTAGGTGGTGCTTTGGGAGCAGTTGGTGGTGGTCTGGGTGGACTAGTAGGAGCAGCAGCTATGGCATCACCAGTAGGAATGGCATTAGCAGCAGCACCAGCAATCGGTGCTGCTGCGGGTGGATTGGCTAGTGGTATAGGCTCAGCAATTGGTGGTATTGCTTCTGCATATGGAAGTATTGGTGGTGCATTGATCGGTGGAATATTTGGTAATGGTAAAGAAAAAGAAAAAGAATCAAAACCAGTAGTTGTTCAGGGCAACGGAGCAGCACCAATGTCTGTTACCAATATCACATATCAGTATGACATATATCGAAAGACTGCCGACGATTCGTTTATGTTACCAAACTATAGAAGAGAATACGGTTAAATGAAAAAACCCCCATTTCTGGGGGTTTCTTCTTTACTCATCAGCCAACTTCTGGAAGTAGGAGAGGCTGTCCATTTCCTCACCCGGCTCGTCAGTTGGAGCCGGTTCCTTCTTCTTTGGTGGTGACTTGCTGCGACTGGGAGCATCAAAAGGGTTTTGGGTTTCCTCATCTTCCGCGCGAGTCTGATTCTCCATTACGCTTGAACGGATATCATCTCCTAGGGTGCTGTACAACTTGGTCTTGAGATCACCATATTCCTTGAAGTTCTTTGGAGCAACAAACTCTTGGAGAGAATATTGCTTGTTCCATAGAGCCTCCAACTTGGCGTCATCTCCACCAAACAGCGGTGAGGTTGGAGCAAACTCAGACTTATCATAGTTGGTATAACCCGCAACCTTGCGAATCTTCAACTTGAAGTCTGCGCCAGTCCAAAAATTAAACGGATCGATTGCTGCCTCATCTTTGAACTCAGGATACATGGCTTCCTTGATCTTGTCGAAGATCTTAACTCCGTACTTGAACAGGAATACCTTGCCCTCGTTATGAGGATTGGCTTCATCCTTGATAACAAGGATATTGGAAACATAAGTCAACTTGCGCTTACGCTCACGGGCAATGTTCTTGTCGGATTCAATGCCGCTGTTCCATAGTTCATTGTTCAATTCACAAACCGGGCACTTACCACCGTTAGTGGTGAGGCAGTTCTCAATAAACCAACCAGACTTGCCTTGGAATGCGTGAGAGTAAACCTTAACGAAGGGCAGTTCTTCGTCCTTTGGTGCTGCAAGGAAACGAATAACGGCGTAACCATTACCAGACTTATCTGGTTCGGGACGCCACAAACGATCATCCTTGTAATCCTTCTTACCATCAAGGCTCTCTAGAGCCTTAGTAAGATCGCTGATGCTTGTCTTTGCCTTCTTCTTAAAATCGCTAAATGACATACTTTTCCTTTGTGGGATCTACCCACGATTGATGTTAAAGACGGGAACTACCCGCCACGAACATGATATGTATTATATCAAGTGTTCGTTAAATTGGAAGTCTATTTTTATTTTTTGGTAGAAGATTAATCTGTCGTCCTTCTTCCTGAATCTTCTCTACGATGGGCTTTGTAAGATACTTGGCTGCTGCTTCTGGCTCAATTTTCATATCTTCAGTTACGGCTAATACAGCATCAAGATAACTACCATTCCACTTTTTAACATGATTTTCAATGCGTTTACAAAACTGTTGTTGTTTTTCTAGATCAAATAACATTTTTAGTCCTAATTCTATAGTTATACATACTTTTACTTAACGGAGATCTTTAATGGCAGACACTACACCAGACCTACCAATTGATATTTCAGGAAACACTGCGAGTATAGCAACAGACTACCTTTATGTCAATGGTGTATCCGCAGCAGCAGCACATGCCCAACTCGTGAAAATGATGTGGGGAACTAGCGGAGAAGCATATCGTGTTTCTCAAAGCACACCACTTCCTGTTAATATTTATTCAACCAACCCAAGTACACTTTTGGGTATTACTGGCACCATCTCTGGTTCTGTTACTGTTTCAAATACTGGAACAACTGGAAGTTTTGTGTATGTTAAAGGAAGTACTGGTTATCAACTACCAATCACTGGCAATGTTCAAGGTGTAACTAATGGTGTTCCAGTTGGAATCACAGGAACCGTTACAGTAGCACAACCAATAATCATCGGTGGAGCAGGATCTACTGGTGTTACTATTCAGCCAGTCGCAATTACTGGTGGTAGATATCTAAGATCAACTACAGACACCGTTAGTGTTACTGGTTCTGTTTCTATCAGTGGTGGTAGATATCTAAACGCAGTTACTGATACAGTATCTGTTCTAGGATCTGATCTTGGTGGTAAAGTTCTAACCAAGATGTATGATTCTTCCGGTGTTACATTAAATTCAACATCAAATGCGTTGAATGTTTATCTAACTAATGCAGGGTTTACTGCAACAGTAAATATTGGTGCAGTTGTTGGTGTCACAAATAGCGCATCTGGTCCACTTTATGTTGTTGGTGTTACAAATGGTTATCCAGTAACAGTAAAGGGAGAAAATGGAAATGCAGTTGAAGTAACTGCAACAACCCCACTAAATGTAAATGTAAGCAACGAAGTAAACATTGATGATGCAGCAATCGTAAACGCTCTTACTCTTGATACAAATCCACTGATCGGAAAACTAACAACGATCAATACAAACACTGCTGTTCTGTCTTCAATCAAGACAGACATTACTAATGGTAATCTCAGAGCAAAAATCTCAGAGATCACTAGACCAAAGACAGTTTCCAGTGGTTCTAAGAGCATCACTCCTTCTACTACACAAGTTGCAACAAATGTTCCACTACTAGTTGGTGTAACAGTTAAAGCCAGTAGTGCAAATACTGATGCAGTTTATATCGGTGGTGCTAATCTCCTAACAAACTCAACTGATGGTTATCCTCTAGAAGCCGGAGAAAGCCTATACATCGAATGCAGCAATGTAAATTCACTGTATGCTAGATCAGTAACTGGTACACAAATACTAAGTTACATCGGTTCATAATATGTCAGGATTAAGAAGAAATACCAAACGAACATTCACTCAAAAGGACACAAGATCATTTTATCTTGTGGCTAATGATGTGTTCTTTGGCTTGGTGTTTGCTTCTACTCAGAATTATTACTATAAAATCAATAGAACTTTAGTAAGTAAGCCATCTGTTCTTTTATATGACAATCAGACTAAAGTAATAATTGATTATAGTAATTCTAGAAACGCAGATGATTTGTCATTTGTGTCTTCATTCTTCAATTCGTTAGAATCTGGAATGACTTTTTCTGTTGCGAGTGCAACCTATCTTGAAGATGGCTCAAATGTAAAAGCAAATCTATCTGGAATCTATACCTTTCAATCATTTGAGCAGGGAAAGATAGTTCGAGCAGATATAGTTTCGGCTACAACTGTAAGCACTAAAAAAGATTCTTACTATTCTAAGTTCTTTACAGATACACCACAGATAGCAAAGGCTTCTGGTTCTGTTTCTTCTATACAACAAAGAAAAAACATAATCAAAAACACTTTATCAACTGGAATGTATTCTTTTAAGAGATTAGGCTTGCGCGTGGGAGATTATATTGATTTTTCTGGCACACAAAATAATCAATGGAAGAAAGTGAAAGTACTTGATCTATTTACTGATACCGATGGCTTTGAAGTAATAGAAGTAGATGCAACAATAACAAGTGAAAATCTAATCGGTGAACCAATTTTAGTTAATTTATACCTCCAAGGTGAATCTGATACTAATGTTGACGGTAATGACAAAACATACGGAACATGTTTGCTGCGTTTTAACACCACAACAACTTCTTGTATTCCATGCCAAAATGCATTTCTTTGTGACAAAAGAACAAAACAATTAAACGCATTATCTTCAATCTATACAGAAGATACAACATGCGAAGACACTGATATACAAACAATAGCCAATGCTCTCAGTTCACCAGTAACTGGTATAACTGGTAATCCACAACTAACGGTAGCAAATGTATCAGTTGTTGACAATTTACAAGCAGTAACCTCGGTTAGACCTAAAACTAATTTCGATACAATAACAACAAAAGTTCAAAATAAAAAGATAACACAAAATGGTGTTGCCTTAACTGATTATTCTTTGACACTAAATACAACATTTAAGGTGTTGCTAAGCGATCCATCATTCTCTGGTTATTCTATGCTGTTCTCTTCTACCGATCCAACAAAAGGTATAACTGAAATAACAGATAATGTTATAAAGAGTGGTCTGCCTGGTTCATCTAGTTCTTATATCGCAATTCAGTCTGGCACAACTGCTAAAACGATATATGTTACTTCTTCGGACAAGAAACTAGGCTTCAAAGTAACAATCAAATAAAAAACCCGCTTATTCAGCGGGCTCTGTTGGAGATTCGTTGCGCTCTCCTCATGTTTTCTTTATCACCAGAATCAACCATCACAAGTTCTGGTGCTGTCTTATGGTTCCAATCCATAAAACCAACTAGGGGTTTAGCATCAGAACACTTTACGCACTTTGTTGCGTAGGGTAGTGCTTCTAGACGAGCCGCCGGAATCTCACAACCACAAGTTTGACAATTCATACTTCTTTCTCCGCACACTTCACAAGTTTACGCTGAATAGCATAAGTACCATCAAGATGCATTTTACGCTGCTTAATGAGTTGCCTACCAAGTCCGCGCTTTGCGATTTGATGAACTAACTGCTTACGAAAAGCATTACCTTCCGATTCTGCTTCCATATCAATAATGTCCCACTTGCGTTTTGCCATAGTGGGATTATTATATCAGGATATCAGGATGGTGTCAATCTTCTTCTATTTTTATAACCACAGAAAGCAGCCGCACATATTAATGCTACGGTGCCAGGAGCCGGTATTACAACATTTGCACCAAATCCACAGTCATCGATAAAGTTTCCCTGAGTATTACCACCCGTGGCAGATACGGCTTCAAAAGCAAATCTTGTGAGATTTCCTATTGAAGTAATTGTGCCTGTATGTAATACCCAAGCAGTATTGTTATCTGAAAATTCACCTTGGAATATGATGGTATCATTTCCACCACCATACACTTGATCCCAACCAAGATCTGTAATGGTTAATCGCATAGTATCAATACCATCTCTACCACGATGGGCAAATTTCCAATTAATTGATTGGTAGTCACCAAGACCATTTACATCTTGATACAGAGTGGACGCATAGTTTGCATTCAATTCTGCAAAATTATTTCCATGATACGGAGTTACACCCATGTTATTACCATTCCAGATTTCAATCAAATTGTCTGGAGCGGTTGTTTGCCAAGGTGTATCATAACCACCTTGGAAGAATGAATATCCCCAAGGATCGGCCGATTCAAAACTTCCATCAACAAGATCGGCTGCTGCAAGCGGTGATAGACTGATAGCAAGTACTACTGCAAGTAGTTTTTTAAACATTTAAATTCTCTTTCTTGTGGTAATGAATGAACCTATAGCAAATACAGATAGTGTGCTAGGATTTGGTGTAGATGGAACATAAGATCCAGTATCAATTCCATAGTACTCACCAAAACCATAATTGTTTCCTAGAGCCAAAGTTGTGCTATAAACATCAAATGGTAATGTGCTTGGTGTAAAAAACACAGCATACGGATCTGATGGAAATGGAAGAAATGGCAATCTTTGTTCCGTCAATCGAACTAAATTTAAGTTTTGATCAACTGGTACATTAATTGGCTGAGAAGCAACAACTGATATTTCTGGCTGCTTCTCTTCCTTTGGTTGTTTCTTTATCAGAGCCAACTCGTCGCTAAGTTGATAACCCCTTGTATTTTTTTCTGGAGTATCGTAGAGATGCTTTTGACGAGATGGACGCCATCCTTCAAAACCGAGTTTAGTTTGACCAGGTTTGTTTGGTTCGTCTTTTTTGTTTGTGTCTTTTTCTTGCTTACCTTCTTTTTGCCCATTTTCCGCAACCTCCGTTACTTTGTTAAATGTAGTTATAGCATCATATAGTGCTTTTGCACCCTGCTCACCAAGCAAAGTGATACTAGCAGTACAGACTATAGTTAAAACCTGTACTTTCTTTTCTAACTTCTTTAAGTTCTTTTTGGCTTCATCGCAAATCTTCGCACAAGTCTCACAAAAATGGTGTGAAGTACCCATGACATTCTCCTTTGAAAATTAAAAAGTCATGTCATCGTGAAAGATTCAAACGAATAGTAATCTACTATATGTATAAAACAAAACCCGGTTTTTCAGATGCGGGAAAACCGGGAAACCCCACTGCTTTAAGCAGCCATTGCCATATAGTTGGCAATTATTTTTTGCAACTGTTTATTTTCGACACTTGTTACCCGTGTCGGGTATCTCCTTCTTCAATACTTTGCGCCAGTCGAAACCATTTCGGCCCCGTAAGGGTGGTTAGGAAGGATTTGTGCTTTAGCCCAGATCACCTTCTGCCCGGCTTTGTCAGAATCTACTTCGGGTGTGAAGTCCGAAGCCGGTTCTTATCGAACACTGTTTTACGCCGGTACGAGTCTTCTCAACACTGCGTGTCCCTACCACGCCGCTAACCGAATGGAGCCGAGGGGAATCGAACCCCTGTGCTGTTCGCATTTCTATCCAATATCAACAATACCAAAGATATGTAGTGCGAGCGGAAGGATTCGAACCTTCGTAGACAAATGCCAGCAGATTTACAGTCTGCCCTCGTTGACCGCTTGAGTACACTCGCAAGCCGCGTAGCGAGGGGCTTGCACCCTTTATCTCACTTGTCTTGTACACAGACAAGTCTAGTCATCATCACACAACGAACTACGCGAAAAGCGGGAGAAGGGGATCGAACCCTCGACAATTGGTTTGGAAAACCAACACTCTACCACTGAGTTACACCCGCAAGATTGTATTATAGATTAAAGTTTAGCGCGAGTCAAGTTCAAAAGTTTTTGAATCTGAAGATCGCACTGGGCTTCTCTTTGTTTTCCTGGCCAGAAAATGTAATCTTTGCCCATGTTTTTCTTTAGACTTGCAAGTAATGGTAAGATCACCTTTTCAATTTCGCCCATTCGTGCCTTTAGCAATTCGTCATATTGATTCTTAACTGCAATTGCTCCCTCGCAAGTAGAGTTCAGTTCTAGAATCATATCAAGTTTGGCTTTGATTGCACTGATCTCTTCGGTGTCTCCAAGTGATGGTGCAAGAAGACCACTTAGTTCATCTTCGTTGACTGTGCTAAAACCAAAGTCTCCCTCTAGGAGTGATGGATCAATGTTGTGTGAAAATGGATTTGCCATATAGTTATTTATTCACAAATTACTTTGACTTTGAAATAATCATTCCGATCATCTTCTAGGATTTCAAGTTTTTTCACAATTCCATAGTTCTTATGACCAAGTAAAGGATCACCAACACAAATAAATGGACCACCTTCGAAGTCAACCATCCAAAGATCTGCTCCATTCTCATCACTACCACAACGATGATATAGAGATTCACCTTCTACGATGAAAGAACCATCACTGTTTTCAGTGATTGTGCGGAGTTGTCCATACCGAGACTTAAAACGATCTGTAATCATAATTAGAAACCTTGTCACAATATTGATTCATGATGATTGAACTTGCACATCCAACATTAATACTACGAACCGATCCATATTGTGGAATATACACTACATCATCACACATGTCAAGAACATCTTGTGGAATACCAATTTGTTCTTGACCAAAGATCATAATGTAATGAGTGATTGGGTTGAATTCAAATGAATTCACATTCCTAGCATGAGGAACATTATCAATTCCAATTATTCGAACAGATCCTCGGCTTTGTTCTTCCCGAATGTATTGTCCAAGATCATCAACAGACCTAACATGACGAAAATTGGTATAGTGATGAGTACCGACAGTACCGCGTCTATCGTATTTCTTATTGCCATAGATGATTACTTCTTTCGCAAGGAACGCATTAGCGTTGCGAATAACGGTCGCAATATTAAAATCATTGCCAATATTACAGCAGACAACTGAATAATTGCCACGCTTAGTATCAAGATCTGCTTTAATAGCATCGGTGGTCCAATAGTGATAATGATCGATGATGTTTCGATTTTCCATAATAAAGAATAAAAAGTTATTTAGCGAGGACCGGTTGGCTTCTGTGGATATCGTTCTCTGATATCATCTATAGTCTTGAGTAGATGAGTTTGTGGATCTACTTTTTGCCCAGCCATTTTAGCACCTACTGGTTTTCCAGCAACTGTTCTTGAACCAATTCCTGCACCACGGCGACCAGAAACAAGAGATGAACGAGTATCATCTGCGTGGGTTGCTGCTGCTTGTAAATGTTGTTGAACATTATCTGGCATTTCTTCGCTGTGTTTCATTGCTTTGCCTAAAGCACCACGGAGAACATTGTGAGTATCCATAAATGCAGCAACCAATTTATGATCTTCTTTTTGATTAACTTTCATTTGCTTTAACTTATCAACAACCTTATTAAAACGCTCTGAGTGCGCTTGGTGAAGGTCTGTCATTGCTTGTCTGCATCCGCTTGGTACTGAAAAAGTTGGCATAGTTAATTCTCCGTACCGTATTTATAAAAGTAGGATGTATAGGATTCGAACCTACTGCCACCTCGTTATAAGCAAGGCTGGGCCTCCTAGACCCCCACATCCCGTGGGCTCACATCCAATAGATGTGAGACTTCTTGTTTGAGATATGACCATTCTCGTTCTTCAGAAGATAGTTGCTCTTCTGACGATCATCGTCATGTCCCAAACGATAGTTTACCTGTTCTACACCAAAAGTCAACATCTTTTCCTTCTCAAGAAGATCAATAATCTTCTTGGTTGCTTCGGCTGCTTGTTCTTCAGTCATTGCAAGTGGGATATCAATATGAAGTCTGAACATGGTTTCTCCTGAAATAGCGCGAGTGGGATTCGAACCCACACCTTGATTGATTTTAAGTCAAATGACTCTGCCGTTGGTCTATCGCGCCGTGATTGCCCTTTCGGGCAATGTTTTAGTCCTTCTTGCAGCACTTCTCGCTTACGCGATCATAGTTGCGCTCGATGTTTGCAATACGGTCGGTAAACTCACGACGAATCTCTTCCTCGCGGGCATACTCAACTTGACCACGGAGATCGTCCTTAGTACCCTTGAGAACACGCAGTAGAGTTGCAACACCGAAAGCAGCACAGACTAGAGCAAAAACGCCAGCGGCGGAAGTCCAATCAGAGGATTCGATCTTTGCAGAGTGAATGAAAACTGCACCGAAAACAACAGCACCGACAAAATAATGTTGATAACCAACTTCACGGTAAAACATAAATTACTCCTTTAAAGTAATGAAATTAGTATTCAAGACGCTGAATACCTTGATCAGTAGTATAGTGGATTGTGTTGAACATTTCAACACACCACGGTAAACATTTTTCACATGGCTTGGACATTCGCATCTGTCCAAACTTATTGAAACGAACATTAATCAAATGCAACTTCTTGGCTTTGTCTAGCCTATCCAACTTACGAAAGGCATCCAGTTCAGAATGCATTTCTTCGAACTGATAGCCAAATTCCTTAGCCATAGGATGTGTCTTGAAATAGTTAATCCCAATGGCAATAATTCGCTTCTTACAAATGATAAGCGAAACATGCTTCTTCTGTCTCGGAATCGTGAGACACATGGGATAAGCCATTTGAAGATATTCTTCCGCGTGGGAAAGTTGCATGGAAGTATTATAACAGCGTTCACAAACAAGTCAAGAACTAATCTGGATATACTTGGTATAGACATCCCACGGATCAGTTGATTCTACAGCCTGACCTGTTATACCCGGAACCTTTTGCCCATTTCCGTCTAAAATAAAAGCGGTGGCTCCAGATGAGCCAGTGATTGCCCAAACAACAGGATATACTAATACTTTTTCGTGAAATCCCATACAAATATGTATAGAAAAAATAACCGGGGAGTGCCCATCTCCCCGGTCTGACGGTCGAAAGGTAGCGAAGTTCCTTTTTCGCACGAATAGCGTAGTTCGCGTTGCCCGTCACTTTATATATGGATATACATATTTTTACTATGGTATGGATTCAAAACTACGACCCAAATTTAGACGACTTATATCTATATTCTAACAAACCAAAATTATTTCCAACATATCAAGTTGGATATATGGTTGGTTACAATCCAAATAATTTTAGCAAAGAACAAACAATCACGGTAAATGGTATCGAACAAACAGTATCATTAGATTTTAGTGGTTTAGAAATGACTGGAGTTATTCGTTATGGCGATGGAGGTGCTGTTTACTGTGGTTCCGCATCGGTAAATAGTAATTGGCCACGAACTTCAATGTCATTTGTTTATTGTGCAATTGGTAGTAATGGTGGACCATCTCCAAAATGTGGTTCTATTATAACTGATTCAGAAAGTAGAAATCAATTTTTAGGATTTATGGGAAAACAACCAGGCGTTCCTTTATATCCATTTGATTTAATAAATCCATTAGAAGATTCTAGTACATTAAATCCAGTATATTGGGAAAATCCAAATATATGGCATCACGGTTCATATACAGGACATGCTTTATTTGAACATGAGGATTCTAATAATGAAAACAACACCACAGAATATTTAATAACTGTGGGACATCCAATTACTAGGGACCCATGTAGTTATGATCAAGTTTTTACATTTCTAGATCCAGAAACTAACCAGCAAGTTAGAAGAACATTCGTATGCCCATGTGCTGCTTGGGATCTTCCCATAGTTAGAGATTATTCTTGCGGTTTTAATGGAGCGGGAGGTTTAGTTAATAGTTCCGCGTGTGATGGAATTGCAGCATCTTTGACATATCCAATATGCAGCGATGGACCACACAAACTCTGGGTTCTAAAGCCTGGTGAAGAACCTATTCCAAAATCAATAAAAAGATATAAAGCATTACTAGGATCTGTGAGAAATAATAATTGGCCAATATATTCAATAGATCCACAATTTAGAGTAACTAAGTATATAAACACACCAGAGGGTGCAGTATTTGACAGAAATCATCATAGTTTTCCAATATCAGCGAGTTCTATGCCATATAGTTTGAGTAATAATATCAGACTAGAGGGTGGAGAGGGAGATGATGGTGGATGGTCTCACTTCACAGTAACTCCAGAAGGAGAAACTATATGGATAGATCACGCAAATGCTTCTTTTCCTAATATATTTCCCAAAACATCGATAGAACCACTAGAGGGAAAATGTGATACCATAGAAGATGCGTTTTATATAGATTCAAATAATGTTGTTCAGTTTAACACAAATTGCGCTCCTGTAATTTTTCATCCAGAAGAAGTAATACCAAATTATCCAGAAAATGATATAACTTTGTTTATACAGAATAGTAAAGTAGGCGGTCAAACTAAACGAATATTAGATATAAATTCAGCACTAAAACAATTAGGCAAACCACAAATAAATTATTATACTTTCCCAGAATATACTATACCAATTTATAATGATATTGATTTGCCACAAATAGATCAAACTCTGCAATTAAAATATCCATTAAAAGAATCACCATATCTTTCTAGAGAATCTTTGAATGATGTAATAATAAATACAAATTTAATTGGGTTTGAAGAAAAACGAATGCTTCAGGCATCCGAATTGAATGAATTGCAAGAAAAATTCTATAAGAAACAAAGTTATCTAACAAATTATATTCACAATTGGTATATAAAATCAAATTTCACAAAAACAAATGATGTTTTAGGCTTTAGTCAATATTTTAATAATACAACAAATATAACAACTAATAAAATTGTAAATAAAATAATTCCAACCAATTCTTCTAGTTTGGAAATTTCGTTTAAAGATTTTAATGTATTTGAAGTAAGAATAAAGCCAGATGTTTATTTCATAAATTCAAATTATTATTTACTAGATGCAAATTATTTTCCAGCCATTGTAGCGACATATAATAAGTATAATGAAACAAACTTTATCAATATAAATGAATTTATATCGGGATCAATAGACGCATCGAATATTGATGAAAACACATTATGTGCTTTAACACTTAATATAGATTTAAACAATATATTAGATTGTAGTTATGAACTATTAAAAGACAATTCTTCTAATAATGGCTCTAATCAAAATGCACCATGTGGTGCTAAAAGAAATTTAATAGCACTGGCACCCGATAATTACACAAAACAATATAATATAAACATACAAACAGTAAACAGTGTCACAAGGATTGAAGATACAACTTCTCCAATACTTGGTGTTGGTGCTAATGTTCCTGCTTATTATGTACCACACATAGTAGCATATGCAAAGAAAGAAAATGACGGAACAATTAACTTCTATTATGCCAATGGAATTAAGATTGAGAACATTTAACTTTACTTAACTCTAACTTTAACTCTTCAATTTCTTTTTGAAGTCTATAAACAAGATCATCCCCTCTATTTTCGTAGAGGGGATGATTCTTTAACGGGGATTCGTCAGTCTTGGAGGAATTGTTTTCCATTACCCTGCTCGTTTAATTGGTTTAGATTACGGGTCTTTGCTTCCTCGTAGATTCTGTTATCGGCGTCTGTCCATCCAGTTAGCCAATCAGATCCTTGCATGGATCGAACGCTATATGGATTACCAGTGCGATGATGCCCGGAATAACGAGCCTTGAATCCTTCATCATAATTTGAACCAGCCTTGTAGTCACTCATTTCTTTTCATCCTTTTTCTTAGGTTTCTTTTTATTAAAGATTTGATCCCAATTTTCAGACCATTTTTTCTGGTCTACCGGTCTATATTTATCACCTTTACCGGCTGCGTGTTTACCACCCATATTCGAAGTGTTCTCCTATATCTCTACCCTCTCGGTTTCCAGAGAAGATGATCTTAATGTGTAGGAATGAAAGAGTCCGTCGAATGAAATCCATCATATCAAACAAACTCTTCAGTGTATGAAGCATACCACGATAGTATACCTTAAATATACCGATTGTTTCAAGAACATCCAACTTATTAATAACGAGATAATCGCAGCCAGAGAGTTGAATGGATTTTATCAACATATCTAGATTGAGCCAATTAACCAATCTCTTACGACCAGTTGTAGAACCATACTCTTGTCCTAGTTCGATAATGCGATTTAGATTTTCATCTTCCCATAGGCTCTCAGGGAATAATGGATCTACGCCACTCTTGGTGTCATAGATCTTAGCAACACCAATAGAACGACCGATATACTTTGGTGGAATACCAAGTGAGCAAGCACCATAAGGTAGAGTTGTGCTGCTTGTGACATATGGATAATTACCATGATCAATATCAAGCCAAACGCTCTGTGCGCCTTCGCATAGAACTTTACCGGAGAGTGTACCATCCCACAGGAACTGGGAATCAATTACATCCTTGGCACGAATACCACAACGCAACATCTTATCGGCGTAGCATGGTGCAATGCCTTGACCAGTTGTACCTAGTTTCTTCTTTAGTTCTTTGTTATCGCGCTCAATGTGTTCATCAGTAATGATGTGGGCATTTGGCGAAACCTTAATCAATGAAACATCAAAGCCATTCTTTTCCAAGTAAGAAATCTCTTCCTGAAACTTCTTAACATTAAGAACACAACCAGGTCCAATGATTGATGGAATACCTTGGAAGATTCCACATGGAATGATGTGTGTCTTGTACTTCTTGTCTTTAATCCACACTGTATGCCCGGCGTTTGGGCCACCATTCCATCGACACACATAATCATAACGATTTGCGATAGCATTTGAGATCTTTCCCTTGCCTTCATCTCCCCATGCTAAACCATAAACCACATCTGCGTAATCAATCATGTTAAGCCTTTGTAATAATAATTCCAGCAATTGCAATCACACAACCGATTGCGGTTTTCATATCTAATTTAACATTAAACATTATTATTGGTAAAGTGACGCACAGTATTGTGGCGCCAACATCCCAAATCAAATTTGTAATAAACACATCTCTTGTTGCTTTTACATTTCGTATTAGCAACACCCACGCAGCAGTTGTTATTGCTGCTGCTAGGATAGAAACAGCATATGCTGTAAATGGTCTTTCTTGGAAATACTTGTTATAAGCAACATGGGCATATACCCAATTTGCAAATGTCAATCCAAGTATTGAAAACAAAACATTTATAATCATAAACATTCCCGACTGGACTCGAACCAGTGACCATCGGTTTAGAAAACCGATGCTCTATCCAACTGAGCTACGGGAATTCACAACGGAATTATATCCGTTGTTTCAAATTTGTCAAGTTGAAAGTTTGAGACCACTACCTGAACCAACTACAGGTCCAGCACTTGGTACTACAAGACCAGAGATCATTCCCTGATATTGATTCTTCATCTCATCATCAAGAGCAACAACGAACATAACAAACTTCTCATTGATCTTAATACCTGTCTTGTGCTGATCTTCCGACAAGTATGGCATCCACTTTGCAAACGCCAACTTACCCTGTCCCATTGGGAACAGAATTGCACAATCCTTAAGAACATGAACATTACCTTCTGATGTAGTGTCAACACTCCACTTACAGATAATCTCTTCACCGGAACTTAAACGAACCATCTTAATATCACTCATATTAATCCTTACAATTACACTTTCCTAATAGTTTTTCCCAAATACTACATTTCTTTGGTTCAACTGGGACATCACAACATAAATCAGAATATCCACGGATCTCATCCATGATACCATGATTTTCTTTTGCTCTATTATATGACCGAGTTACTTCGGTCTGTGTGAGCAAAAGATCAACACATCTACCATCAATCTTTATCTTTGCATAAAAATACTTTGGTTCCATAATGAATCCTCCGTATTATTTATGGGTAAAAGAAAGAGGTGCTGCCCCTCCGAGCAGCACCCCATGACCGATATCGGAGGGGAGGGCGGTCTATTTAATTATCAGAGCATGTAACGGCTGCCGTCGGGACGGTAACCGTAGGTGCGACGACCTGGGTGGGTGTCAACCATGCTGTAACGAGTCTTGCCGGTGGGCGAAGTCTCGGACTCAATCTGCCAGTTGTCGAAACGCTCAACAGTCTCGCGGATGTTGCTGATGGTTGCACGAAGATTGCGAACGCCAAAGCGAGCGCGTGCCTCTGATGCGGTGAGGGTGTTACCGTTTGCAAGGAAGTTGATGACCTTGCGAGTCTTGCTAAGGGTCTTAGCCATAGTGTAGAATCCTAAATGAGACTTTCAGTTGAAACAAGTCTTTGATGTAAGTCTCTTAACCATCATTGACTTTACAGATTGAATTATAACAACTCTGCTATAATTGTCAAGCAGTAGTTGTCCAATTTTTTACCAGTTCTTCAGCCTTCATGTGATCACGAAATGCATGACGGCGAACAACATTATCGCCTTCGTATAGGAAGGCAACATAGACAACATCTTTCTCGTTGTCATCAATGTAAACAGGTGTAATGCAAGCCGACTTTTGGGCTGGGCTTGGATTAACTAGTTCGCTTAGTAGTTGAACGGCGCTTTTTAGCGTTTCCATTATTAGTTTCCTTCTTCTTTCCGATTAGTTCAACCCAATTTGGATCAATCCAGCCAATAAGAAACATCACAGCGGCTACTTTGGGATAACCAAGTTGAATCCAACCCATACCGACAGCACCACATACAACTGCATTTGTGCGAGTGATTACTGAGAAAACAAAGTCGTTCATAGGTTTCCTTTCTTTAGAACGAGCGGGAACAAGTGAGAAAGGTGGGAGTCGAACCCACACGCCTTGCGGCAATTGATTTTGAGTCAACCGTGTCTGCCATTCCACCACAATCCCATATTACTCTGCTTGGATTCGAACCAAGAAAAGGAGATCCAAAGTCTCCGGTGTTACCGTTACACTACAGAGTAGTACTCCCACGGGGACTCGAACCCCGAGTCACCGCCTTGAAAGGGCGGGGATTTAGCCGGTTAATCTATGGGAGCAAAGTATTAAATTGTCAAGTGCCTCCACAAGGATTTGAACCTTGGACCAATTGATTAAAAGTCAACTGCTCTACCAAACTGAGCTATAGAGGCGTTTTACCCAACTAGGTTGGGGAGTCGTTTACCTTGTACTCA